GGTAGATTTGACCTCACAGTCAAAAGGAACTCCGACAATATCCTTGCCACTACCCCTTCCCACATTAGCGCTAGGCCAGACAGTCGATAGGTACTGACTGACTACACGCTCAGTGCGGAAACCTCTTGCCCTTCTATGGTTAGCCATTTACCGCATGACACTTGCGACACTGCCACGCACCTACAGATGGCTGTGCATCCTTAATGACAATGTTGGCAACGATGTCTCTAGCTTCTGTTGGCTCATTACATAATTGACAGTTGATGATTTCTATAAATGGAATGTCATCAAAATTGACCCATCCACCTAATCCATCTGCATTATGTATCTCGATGTAACCCATTACGCTCTCGCTTTCTGTGGTTCCCATGTGCCTGAACTTGAGAGCTGATACCAAAGTGTCGGACACTTAGGCTCTGATCCCTGTACTCCAATGTGTCGGCAGAAATAGCCACCCCAAGCCCGGCCATTCTTCACGCCATCCTTAAACTCACGATCGCCATGCTTGCAGCTCGGCACTACTTTCTCTGTGCCCAGAATCTCTGCAACTGTGTTTACAGCTTGATCGATGGTTACGGGTGCAGGCACTTCCTTGATTAGTTCATCCTGCTCACCGAATGGTGTAGTCCAGTAATCCTTCTCAACTTTAGGAGCTGGAGCTTTGACTACTTTTGTCATTTCCTCTCGGCTTGCGCGTTTTCCTTTAGGAGCATAACCCGCATTTGCAAGCGCTCTGCCGATCGCCGAAGTCTCGCAATTCTCCAATGCTGAAGTCTGGTTAACACCTCGACTAGTAACTGTTTCTTCAGCCAGACCAGTTGCCCACGCAACACTATCTGTAGCAGTCTTAAATAGATACGCTTTAACAATGTATCTACTAGCCTCGATAACTTCCAACTCAGTTGAAATACGAAAATCTGGATAGTCCTTAATAAATTTTTCAAGTCTCACCTCTACTGGTTCATAGTCCGCTAGATTAAACATAAAGTGGATTCTCCTCTGTTGCTAGTTGCCCGCCTAGTGCCCCGTATGAGCAAAGATCGATCCAGTTGTCAAGGTGCTGGGCGCTTTGATTGGTTCTTGCGAGCTTGACGAGAACCATGATCCCTGCAACCTGATAGTCATGTATTGGTGTTTGTAGGTATGCACTAAGGAGCATTGCTGTGTGTTGCAAGTTATCCGCCGGGTGACCGTATGAAAGGCCACGATCAGAGATTGTGTCTGTTGCGTTGAGTAAGATGTCACGAGCTATCATTCTTGCCAAAATTCTTGTCTGTTGACAGCTCGACCTCTGTGATAACCCTCGCGCTTGCCTCGCTCATAACCTGATTCCCAGACATGTGCATAAATAATCCATAAGGCCATTGGTATAAGTATCACCACTATGCCTACAACTTGATTGTCAGTCATTGTTACTCCTATCGCACCAGCGCCCTCGGCTGGTGACAGGCTTAGTGTTGCACAGCCCTGCGACTATTTATGTTTTATTTGATAACGAAACGATAACGATTCTGCCTCATCGACGGCATCATCAATCGTGCGCCTGACTGGAAAAATGTCTCTAACGAGGTCGTCCATATACCTTGCCATTAACTATAAATGTGCCATTTTTTTCAATGTAGATTAGATCAACTTGGACATTCTTACCTTTGATGTACATGATGGCGAAAGCCTGTTGCCAATTAGCCGTTCCTTTAGTGTATGCGGCCTGTTTGAAATCCATAAGGTTCCCTACCTCAACTCCATGCAGAACACGCCCCAAACGGCCCCCTATGGCTTCTGAGAAGGATGTACGGCCTGCCCTGTGGGTATGGCCAGAGATGATGTTTGTGCCTGTACGCCTAGCCGCTTCCATTGCACTTAGTCCACCCTGAGACTTGATAGGTGTATGGTCGCCATGAACTGCCACCCAGTTAGGTGCAAGCACCATAGGCTTTTTATGGAAGGTAATCCCAAGTTCATCGAACTTCATAAACTTCTCAAAGCGCAGTTCTGGCAAGGATAGGAAGGATGGGATCTTCTTCATAATGATGTTATAGATGCGATCCGTATGATTTGACCTTATGCAGTCTGTTACGCCTAACTCCCAGAGAAGTTCAACGCATCTGTCTCTGTCATCGCCTAGAGTCTGCTCATAGGCTAGAGGTGTGCCATCTGACCACTTGCTTATTGTCTGGAAATCTATCTCATCGCCGATAGTGACTGTTTGATCTGGCTTGAAGGTTTGTAAGAATTTAGCAATGTTGCGTGTTACATGAACATCCTCAAAGGGAACTTGAAGATCAGACAAAATAACTATTCGCTTAATCGTCATCCTCATCTTCGTAATCGCCGAACCTTTCTGGATCGACTGGAGATGGCAAGATCCACGCTGGATAAGCTTGTGGCTCTGTGATCATAAACAAAGCAACAGACTCGGTAAAACCTGCCTTACGCAAGGCCTTCCAGTATTCGTGTAAGGCTATGCAATAAGCCTCAAGTGCTGTGTAGCCTTGATCTTCTAATGCCTTAGTTTCTTTTCTCGCCATAGGATAATTGTCACTTCTCTAGTATGCGAAGGATGGTATCAACACGCCCGCGAAGCTCTGAAATTTCATCACGCATCGATGAGCCACCATTATTTTTCAGTTCGCTTAAATAATGCTTTACTAGCCACCGCACCGAGCCAATAAATGAACCAATAACGGTCGTGGCAGCAACAGCAAGAGCCGCCATGTCCTGCGCACTCATTATGAGCCGATGCCATAGTCTCTGGAATTCTTGCTCGCCCATTTAACTGCAGGTGCAGCTATTGCACCGATGATGACTGCATACTGTGGAGCCATGTCTGAAAGTAAAGCAACGCCCATTGTGACGGCAGAGGCCAGTACTGCTAGGCCGTAATCCTTTAGGGCTTTCTTTTGTTTGTTATTTAGTTTGAACATTGTCTCCGCCTAACATAGGTATTTGATAAAATTCACCGCGTAAGTCAGCTTCTTTTTTAAAGCTAAAATGAGCGTGGTGAGTGTGTTTGTTAGCCCCTGTGTACTTGCGCCACTTCCACCTAAGAATAGGGGAGCAGATTGACCCGTCAAAAATAATGTAAGCGACACGCTTCTCGGATCCTTTTTTACAGGCTGCACGAATTTGATCAACAAGGTCGGGCATGAGGTCGGGCTTGGCTTTGCCGGATAGGTCACGATCGACATCGATGGCACGAACCCAGCCTTGTGCATCTGGATTATGATCAGACTTACGAGCACCATGTCTGGTATCACCGATCCAACCATCCGATGTGCGGTCACGATCGCTGAAGGCATCATCGAACTGCTCACGAAGTTGTATAGCTGCTCTGCTAAGTTTAGGCTTCATCTTCTAATGATTTCAGATACTCTTGATAGTCAGAGTTTGCAGGATCTGTTGGTATTGAATACAAAACCCCATCTTCCTCGTATTGAATAATAAATGAACCAGTTGGAGTAGTAATTTTTTTATAGTCTTTTTTCATAATTCTGCTTGTACTCCTATAAATGAAGATGCGTTGTTAGTAAGTATGTAAAGCCCTGCGCCTGCTGTCCCTGATGCTTCCGTATTGTTAAATAGGAAAATCATCCGAGAACTAGAATCACCCGCCAAACTCAAAGAATTTATGTTATCATTTCCACCGGAACTTACAGCGTTGTAAAAATTTGTACCAGTTACAATAGATAATGTTGGTACTGTTCGCATCTGAACAGGCAAAGATGCAAAACTATAAATAGCAGTTGCACTATTGTAATAACCATTTGAAATGATTTTGGAATTTGTATTTTGAATTACTTGGTAGTACCTCTGGCAGGCGGCTAATTCTCCTTGAATTGTTCCGCCAGCGCGGCTAAAAGATGTAGCAGTTGAACCAAGCTCTAATTGTACGCCTGTTACTTCATAGTAATCATTAGCCCCAGCAGTACCAGTAGGTGTATAGGTAAATGGCAAAGTCAGTTCGTTTGCCGTTGCTCCGACTGTTACAGTAAATTGGAAACGCTGCCAAGTAGTTGTAAGTGTTGCGTTTACGCTTCCAAGTAATGCATCACCTGTCCAGGCAATAAGGTAACTTTGATCGGTTCCTGTGCCTGATCGAAGCTGAGCCGTTAAAACATTACCTGAGGATGAAAAGTCAGCACCTCTGCGAGCATAAAAGGATACTGTTACAGTTTTACCCGCTAAAGGAATTGAGTTAATTGTTTCAATCGGTTGATTAAAAAATTGTGTTCCAGTTGCAGTATTTCCAGAATTGCGCTGAAATCTTGCACAGTATTGAACAAATGGCAGATTAGTTGTGTCGCCTGTTACCTGTCGGCTGACTGTTGCTGCGCCCGATGTATTAGCGCTAGCGATAAATCTATCAACACAGTAAGTATTGGCTGAAGTCAAGGCTATTGAAGTGCCACGCTGCCAGATGTCCATACCGCCGTTGATTATGAAGTTTTTACCTGCTGCAACAGATAGTGTGCTACTGGTCAGTAGGTTAATCGTGCCATTGGTATCGTTAATGTCCGATGCCGAAAAGACATCACCATCAACATAGGTGGTTTTAGTTGGGAATCCTACTGCCATGATTGTTTCTCCATAGTCCTATTCTAGTACATCACATCAAGTAATGGTTCTTGCGTCGTCAAAACTGTCACCCATGTGTTAGGGGTGATGCTGTGGCCTATCCCCTGACATTGCAGGGTTTTAACGATAGATGTTCCTGACACATTCACATTGGTTATCTCCATTGTGTCAAAGTAATCAAGATCCAAAGCTGCAACGATTCCAGCCCCATAGCCTAGAGTGACCAGATCAAGGGTAATTGACTCGATGCGGATCGTAGTGTCTTTACGGGTATTGACATAGGCAGTTGCTAGGGCTAAAGCGTTGGCATCCGTTGTCATAAGCATGTCATTGGCTGTGACTGAGTGCAGGAAGTATTGGGCAATGGATGTGGCATCTGAGAAGGTCTGGGCTGTGCCGCCTATGCGTGTGACAGTAGCTTGATTAACTATTGTCTTATCATCATGGGCAAAGACGATTCCTGCATAGTTAATGTCTGAAGATCCTGTGGCATTAGAGAACTTAGTAGGGCTTACAGCCTGAGCATCATAGACAAACTGGCGATTCTTAAATACCGCGTTGCCTGCCTTGTCCACATAGAAAGCCCCCTGCTCTGTAAATTCTGCCGTCTGAATCGCTGTGAGCCCTGTGCGTGTCGTTGCAGGGTCAGCCACGCATAATGTGTTACCTGTCTGGATTGAACGCTGGCTTGCTGGCCAGCCTACTGTGTTGAGGATTTTATCGATTCGTGTTCCAGTGTCTTGCCCAACGGCTTGCCCAGTAACGGTAGTTACATTGGAGTTAAACAGTAGCTTGAAGCCATCAGAGCAGATTAGATCGACATAGCCAATTTCCTGATCTTTAGGGTAAGTGTAAAGGTATTCCGTAATGTAACCCTTAAAGATGCCGTAAGTGTTGCCAGAGTAAGTTGCTGAAATCTGAATAGAGCGTAGAGGTACAAGATTGGGATAATAAATTGATGAAGTGTTCTGGGGGTTCCACGCGCCCGTTTCGTCGATAATCCTAACGGTCGCTGTACCTGAAAGATACTTATCCTGAAATAGGTTGCGCTCTTTGCGAGTATCAATCTTAGAGACTTGATTAGATACATCCACAATAATAGGAGCAATGGCGGCAAGCTCAGCAAAACCTAATCGTGAAGTACCCAACACAAAGGATTCACCAAATGAGGCTCCACCGTTTAGGTTTATCTTTACAATAGGGGTTGCTGGTAGTGCCATTAGTACGCCGTACTGTAATTTACTGGAGTACCAGAAGCCTGTTGTGCGTAAAGTCCCTGTGTAATAGCTGCGACTAGATCGCGCTCTGTTGTAACTGACCCAGTCACATTGACTGTTACATTTGGAGTCTCAAAGCTAGTACGAGAGTAGCCCGGCACATTGAGCCTAGCCAATTGATCTTGTAATGCTGTTAAGCTAGGCATGCCTAAATCTAATTTTTCACGGATTACTTCTCTTTGCACTTCAATTGGAGTGTTAGGCCCATAAATTTGAGATTGAAGCTGTTGAACCTGTGGCTTGATAGAATCTAGCATTGATCGGATAGTTGCTCGGAGTGCTTCAATTAAAGTTGCAAACGCGTTCTCAGCTTCATTGGCTTTCTTAATCATTCCAGCAAGGGCAGAGTTCTGATCCTGAATAGCAATTAAGGATAGAAGGCGCATCTTTGTCTCGCCCTCGGTTGATTGGTTGAGAGCTGCATAAAGGCCAATACGATCAACATCAAACTTCTTCTCAAGCTCTGCAAGGGCTAACTGATCGCCTGTAAGGACAATCTTTCTAGTAGTCGCATCATTGTCGATCTTCTTTAGCTTGTTGCTTGTCTTAGTTAAAGCAATGGCTGTGCGTTCTTCCTTGAGCTGTGGCGCTCTAGCCATGTGTTCATTAGGGTTACGAACAGAGGCAACCTTTCCGGCCTCGCGTAGCATCTCAATGTATGAGCCTAGAATAGGAATCATGCCTACATTTAGATCACCAATAATAGGAATGTCATTAAGTTTGCCACCAAGGGTTCCTACGCCACGAATAACATCTGCAATGTAGGTTGC